AAGGCCGTCGAATTTAACCCAACTGAACGTCATGTCTTTTGACCACATGGTGTCATACAAGGATTTAATTCCAGAGCCTCCATCAGTGCCGACTGGAGCATTTTCATAGAGAGGAGTGACAGCTAAACCATCATCACCAACCAATTCAGCCACCCAACATTGGTAAAGACCTTTAATGCCGTCATTGACGTCATAGGTGTTGGATCCGGCTAACCAAGATGGTGTTATAGTGTTGAGGCGGTTAATGGAAAACATACCTTCTTTGGCTTTGCAGCCAAGTGAACGCAAGCTGTTGCCTAAAATTTGAGAAGTAGTTGGAACATGGTGGATGCCTTCTTCTGAGCTGATACGACCAAGAGACAATATTTGGTGAGAGGTATCAGGGTCTAGGGTAATTATGTCGGTTACAGTCATGCCTAGTTGACGAATGATCTCAGATCTGTGATAATGCGGAAAACGTTCCCACTTCTCGGTTTGTTCACGAGTGGGTCGTTGAATAATTTTAGCCAAATTATGCTTAATAGTGCTCTTAACGATAGAATAGAAGAGCATAGGCTTTTCATGCGCCATGGAGAGGAAATCACCCGAAAATAAAATGTTCGGATTAAATTGATTACCGACAACCATGCCAGTGTCGTTGAAAGCGGTGGCATTAAGATAAAAAGTCGTCGATTTGTAGGTAGTACGGAACAAATTCACATCTTTTCTCCAATTCTTGAAGTCATAAAGTTGTTGGAGAGATACTCCATTGAAGTCTTGGGTCATACGACCTATAGTAGGGTTGTAGACAAAACCAATTGAATTGACTCTAGCACCATTAGGTATCAGAAAAGCGAGACTGAATTTCTTCAGATCATCTGGAGTCGCTTCAACAACTTTATTAAAATCAGGCTTAGTATTATCCATCTGAAGGAAAAGAGGTGTATCGTTGAGTTCCATGTTTCTCCACTCAATGCACACTTGTGATCTGGCATCATTAGTTGGAAGGCCGCAGAATTCAGGTACGGCTGAAGGAGGATGAAGACATTTTCTAATCAATGCTTGAGATTGGGTATGCGAGACATCAGAAGTAGTTTGAACTTCGGTGTCAGCATGCAGATTAGAAAACATGTCACCTTCGATTTGGTTTTCGACTGGTACGGCCATTATTAAATAATTAAATAAATAAGTTGAATAATTTAAATGAAGAGTAAATATTTGTTAATTTATCAAAATAAATAATTTATAAGTAAATGATCGTAGGTAGAAGAGATCATGATATTTTAAGGGTGAACAGTTCTAACGTTCACCTTCTTAAGACTGGAAAATTCAATTTTCCTTGAATTACTTAAGAAATCAAACAACATGGATGCCTTCTCTTCATTTAAGGCTGGATAAAAATAACTAATAGCGGCACATCCATGATTTTTCTGGTGTATATTTTTAACCATTGCAACTCTCTCTTGAACGGATTGTTTAGCTTCATCAAAATGTTGTTGGTCACGGTAATGTTTACCCAAAAATTTGGTTGTGTAACGAACAACATCCGGGAATATGCCCTTTTCAGTAAGAAGGAATCCGGCAAACTCACCAATTTTAAGAGTGTGAAATTTGAGTTTATGGCCTGTATACTTGACAATATTGCGGTCTTCAGCAATACTAGCCTTATCGCAGCATACAGCGCTATCATCACCTTTAAACATAGCAAGTCGTTCATTATCGTAATTAAAATACGAATAACACATTGCAACATTCATTATGGTATTAAAACAAATGGTGAATGGGTTACCAGAGAATTGTTTCTCATGACCTCTGATGGTAGTACTACCGATCTTGTTACGATAAGTGACGGCCCAAGAGCTTCTGAATTTGTTAAAGAAGAGAGCGAGATCTTTTGGGCAGCCGGCAGCTGTTAGAATTTCATACTCTACCGACATATGTTCTTTTCTGTAAGATGCATCCCATTCGGAAAAATCATTACAGGCCCAGCTGTCGTGAAAACCAACTTTATCTATAGCTCTCAAATAAGCTTCATTGAGTTCGACTTCCGAATCATGTGTTGCAATGATTATATTTCGACCATTTTGATTAAGTATTTCTTGAAACCTGATGAGAATGAATCTAGCGTAAACAGAGAACAGGGCATTGATGTTCTTTTCAAACATGACCACAATCTGACCAACCTTGTCTGAGGTATCAAAACCTTCCTCATTTTTGTATTTCATCTGTTTCTTGTTAAACATAGTAAGGAAAGTTTTGAATTCATTAAACTCTTCTTGCAATTCCTTAACAAGACTTGGGTTGTGGTTAATTTTCTTCTGTAACGCTTTAAAATATTGTAAAGCATGGTACTGTAGTTCATCATCTTTAGGTTTAAATAGTTTGAGAAATTTATCAAAATCACAGTTCTTTCCGAACGTCGCCATACATAAACCTCGTTTAAGCATGCTGATAGTAAATAACGATTCAGCTGGTCTTATATGAGGTTTGCTCGCTGTTAACCTGGTGACGGCGGATTTGATGGTAGAGTACACATAACCACTACTTTGATGGATGCCAAGATGTTTATTAGTGAACACATGAACAACATCCTCCTTATCAAAAGGGACAACTTGATCAACGGTGGTGTTCACGTTAGATCCTGTACCGGGACTGGGAACAATAGGTGCAACATATTCTGATACATTAGGGTGATCATTAATAGGTACTATGACTTCGGATATGGTGTCCAAAGCATGATTGACATTGACTTCGACAGTGGGTACTTTTTCTTTAAATGTCGACATCAGAATATCTTTATTCTCAACTATTTCCTCTTTGATAACGTGCGCATACATATACACTTGATTTATTTCTTCCAACGTTCTTATGTTTGTTCCGTCTATTTGCAATTTGGTTACAAGACTTTCAGCAGCAGGTCCTGTAATA